ATTACAAGACTCTGAAGTATTAAAAGCACAAGTAGCCACAGCTAATCGTTTACATTTGGTTGTAAGTTATTTAGAAATAAGTTAGGATAAGAGCATGAACTTAGGTAACATATTAAAAAAACTAGCTCCCATAGCTGTAAATGCGATAGCACCAGGCATGGGTAAGGGTTTGGGTAGTCCTGCTGTAATGAGCTTACTATCAGGTGCTATAGGTGGTAAGAATCCAAAAGATATGTTAAAAGGTGCTCTTCTTGATAAATTAGGACTACCATCAGGTCTTAGTGCGTTATATGGTGGACAAGAAGGTAGATTAAATAAAGGAACAAATCCTATGCTTAGTCTGCTATATGGTGGACAAGAGGGCAGGTTGAACAAAGGAGCAGATCCTGCTCAAGCAATCAACACAGAAACATCAACATCAAATATAGAACCAAAATCAGCCTTTGAACCAAAAACATATTCAGGAGAGTTTGCACAAACTTTAGGTTTAGAAAATTCAATGATAGGTAAACTTTTGAATACTAATTTAGGAGAAGGTTTGGCTGCAGGATTATTAGCACAATTGTTAGCATCAGGAGATGAAGAAGAGAAATCTCCTTATGGCTTTGAACAAAGACCTTTTGGTGCAGGAGGTCCTGGTGGACAAATAGGTGGTTTACCAATAATAGGCAAAGCTCAAGGTGGTGAGATGCAATTTCCTAGACGTGATGGTGGTATAGACCCATCTGAGGGTTCTGGAACAAAAGATGATGTACCAGCTATGTTGACTGCTGGTGAGTTTGTATTAACAAAAGATGCAGTAAAAGGTTTAGGTAATGGGAATCAAAGACTTGGTATACAAAGAGCCTATGATATGATGGGTGATTTAGAGAGGAAAGCGTAATGTCAGTTCAAACAGTTGAAAGTGTAAAACGTCTACCACCTTATCTTGAGGGTTTACAAAAACGTCTTTTACAAAGTTTATTTGGACAGTTTGATGGTGCAACTCAAACAACACCAGGTTTACTTGATAAACCAATAGATTTACCTGATTTTAAATTAGCTGGATTAGATCCGTTGCAACAAATGGCTTTTTCTTATGCACCACAAATGTTCGGGTCTTACGCACCATTTATACAAAGTGCATCAGATCAAGTAGGTCAAGGATTAGGTTCTTTAGGAACTGCGTCAGAAGCATTAGGAACAGCTATGACACCTTTAGGTGCAGCAGGAACTGCTATATCAAAGGGGATTGGTGCTTTAGATGATCCATCTGCTGGTGTTAAAAAGTTTTTTGATCCTTATGAAGATGCAGTTGTTAGACAAGCAGAAAAAGATATTGACAGAGATTATGATACTCGTAGAAAAAAATTAATAAGTGGTTTTCGTGGTCAAGGTCAAGGAAGAGGTGGTAGTGGTCGTAGTGCTGTATTAGAAGCAGAACTAGCAAAGAACAGAGCAGATCAAAAAGCAAGAACAACAAGTGGCTTACGATCAAGTGGTTTTCAAAATGCAATGAAAAATTTTCTTGGTGGTACAGAATTATCTGGTAGATTGGGTAGTCAATTAGGAGAAGTAGGTACAAGGTTTGGAGATATTGGTGCTAAATTTGGAGGTTTGGGTGACGTTTATAATCGTTTCGCTGGCACTACTGGAGATTTGGGAAGACTGACATCTGAACTAGGACGTGCTGACTTAGGATCACTTACGAGTCTTGGTGGCATGGGTCGTAACTATCAACAACAAGTGCTTGATGCTTACAGACAAAATCAAATGCAGAACATTATGGAGCCTTATACAAGACTTCAATTAGGTTCTAGCTTTTTATCAGGTATGCCAAGCTCTGACATAGCAAGTACATTTCAATCTACAGTAACACCAGCAACAAACCCATTCCTAGCAGGTATAGGTGCTTATACAGCCTTACAGGGTGTTGCTCCATACGGGAAGTAAATTATGATTATATCACCAGGTAATTTTGATTTTAAAAAACCTATTATACCTAAAGGTGTTAAAGATGCTTTAATTTTTGCTGGTAAAGATAAAGGTTTAAGCAGTAAATTTGGTGGTGGATTAGGGCAAGTTCTTGGTGAATTAGTTGACGTTATCGGAGAGCCATTTGCACAAATTGGAACTGGAATAGGCAAAGGATTTAAAGGTGCTGTTGATGTTACAGCACAAGCAAAAAAAGATCCTTTTAACCCTTATTCTGGTAAATTAGATGACTATGAAGATTCTACAATGATGCAAGGAACTGTTGTAAATCCAGAGTTAAATAAATTAATTAAAGATTTAAATAAAAAAACTGGTAGAGCTACTTTAGAGTCAGATGATGTCGCAAGCACAGGCAAAATTAAAGGTGCAACAGAATCACAACTTACAATAGATGATGATGAAACTTTTGGATTAGGAGAAACTAAAACTGATGCTAAAACAGATACAGGCACAGGAACGGGCACAGGCACAGGTGGATTAACACCAGAAGAGCAATTGATGAAATCTGGTATGGATTCATATATAGCTGCTTTAGGGGAAGATGTTGAGATAGGTAGTATTGAAGATTATAAAAAAGAGTTTGAAAAAGCTACAGGTATAGATGCTTCTGGTAAAGTTGATAAGTCTATGGCTTTAACGGCTCTTGGATTAGCTCTTATGCAGAACAAAGCAGGTAAAGGTTTTAATGTAGGTAATATATTAAGTGAGGTTGGTAAGGCTGGAGAGAAGGCATTGCCTGCTCTTGAGAAAGCAAAAGCAGAAGCCAGAGCTGGTCAGTTAGCTGCAGGTAAATATGCTTTAGGACAAAGACAAAAAGACATAGGCGTTAATCAAGCTAAAAGCCAAGACATTGCTAATAAAATTTTTGAACTGAATAAGATGAGTGTTGGTCAAAGTTACGACATGCAAAAGATGAATCAAAAATTTATTTATGATTTACGTTTACAACAACAACAATTACAAGACGAAATAGCAATTGCTCAAATGACTCCAAAAGAATATGGAGATAAGTATATGAAATCTGCTAGTACAGAAAAATTATTTGATGACTTTGATATTAAAGTTCAATTAGCAGATGGTAATTACAAAGGTCCAGACAAAGGTAAAAATTTATTATTGACTGATATAAATGTTATTGCAGAGGAAATGAAAAGAAGAGAGCAAGGTTTTAATGATGTTGAGCAACAATTTAATAAATTATCAGGATTAATTGATCAAGGTGTTACAGTTAAAGATCAACTTGGAAGTATGGTTATAGGATACAAAAAAGCATTTGGATATGGTAAAGGTTTAGAAGACCCTGTTGCAGAAGCTAAATATATTTTAGAAACCATACAAGCACAAGAAGCTCCTTTAATTTTAGGTGAAGCAGGTAAAACAATATCTGACGCTGATAGAGAGAGAGTTAAAAGAATTGTTGGAGCAATAGATTTATCAAAAGATGGTGCTAATGCTGACTTATTGTTTAAAAAATTAGATGAAGTTTATAGATTAGTTGTTGATAGAGGTAGAAAAAATTTAGACTCTGCTTACGGAAAATTAAATCAATATGGCTATAAATTAGGTCCGTATGCTCAGAAAGAAATGGACAGACAAGAGGCTGACAACATTGCAGGATAAAGATTTAGAAAGATTAGACAAGTATTCAAAATGGTTAATATCTAACAAAGACAAAAAAGGTACACCAGAATTTGAAACTGTAGCTCGTGCTTACAAAGGATTGAGAGAAGAAGAAAAAAATCCATTCTTTCAGAGAGGTGGACTTAGAAGAGGTGGCTCTGAACAAGAGGAAAAAGCAAAAGAAAAAGACGAACAAATGTTCGATAGAACCACTGGAATAAAAAATGCCAAGCTCCGTGCTTCTTTGTCTGTAGCAGAAAAAGATTCTGAAAAAGTTAAAGTTTTAAAAAAGTTTGGTTTATCTGATGATGATTTTACACAAGATAATCGTGGACAGTTTGCTTTAACACCAAGTGGTGCAAAACAGTTTGGTGTAGAGACAGACAAAAATGTTATCATTGATGAGAGTGGTCTTAGTAGGTATGACTTTGCTGATTTAGCTGGTATTGTTCCTGAAGTTGCTGGTGCTGTTGCTGGAGGACTAAAGGGTGCTGCGACAGGAGCGGCTGTAGGATCTGCTGTTCCAATTATAGGAACGGGAATAGGTGCTTTGTTTGGTGGTGCTCTTGGAGCAGGAGCAGGTGCTGCTACTGCCTCTGTAGCTGAAGAAGCTGGAGAAGCCATAGTAGGTGTTAACGATCAGACAGCAGGAGAGGTAGCGTTAGATGCAGGTCGTGAAGCTCTTTGGGCGGCAGGTGGTGAATTAGTTTTTGGTACACCTTTTTTATTGTGGGGTAAACTTGCACCTAAATCATCTATACCTCAACAAGGAGGTCAGTTATTTGATGACGCTGGTTTAGCTACAGAGCGTGGTTTTCAACTAACTAAAAAGACATTAGGTTTAAGTCCTATATTAGCTAGAACAGAATCATTAGCAGAAAGTGTCACTGGTTTTTCTGCAAGAATGACTAACAATCATAAAGCTATGGTAAAAAATCATGGCGATTGGATAGCCAAACTACAAGCATTACGTGCATCTAGTGGTGATAAAAGTGCAGGTCAATTATTGAGAGATGTTATTCAATCACCGACAGGACCTAACGCTGAAATAATAAGAGCAGAAAGAGAAGCATTAAAGTCAATATTAAAAAGTGTAAAAGACTCAGCAGATACCATTTCAAATGGATTAAATAAAAACTCTAAAATAAATCAAACTGCCTTAAAAAACATAAATCAAGCATTTAAAGTTTTTGAAGAAGCATCTGGAGAAAAATTTAGTCAAATAAATGCTATTTTAGATGACATAACTGGCACAACAAATTTTGTTCCAACACAACCATTAAGAGAAATAGGTGATACATTAGTTAATACAAAATATCCAGCAGGAGGAGATTTGGCTGGAGAAAATGCTATTAAAAGGCAAGTAGCATTGAAATTACAAACAACATTAAACAATTTAGGTGATGACACTGGTAAAACTTCTTTTAAAGAATTATATACATTAAGAAAATCAGTTAATGATTTATTATATGGTAACACAAATGCTGCACAAGACTCATTAGATCCAGTTATACGTAGTTTAATAGCAGATGCTAAAATCATAAAAGACTCTGATACATTAACTATGGGTTATAAAAATTTATTAACTAAATTAGATGAGATTTTAGAGACAACTAATTTACAAGGTTTAGTTGGATCAACAAAATTACCAAAAGGATTTGATGTAAAGGCATTAACATCTGCTTCTAATTCATTAGGAGAAGCAAGAAAATTTTATTCTGAAGGTATGAGAAATTTTCAAAAAGTTCAAACAGCCACAGGTTATAAAGAATTAATAGATAATGCTAGAGTTGGTGGTGAAGATATTCCTAATATAAAAGGATTTGTTTTAAATCTAGTAAATAATAATAATCCAAAAGATCTTCTGTCTTTAAAAAAAGCTATAAACAATGATAAAACTTATAATAATTTAAAGAAAAGAATAGGTGAAGAGTGGACACGTAACGCTTTAACCAAAACAGGTTTTGGCTCTACTATAGCAAATAAATTTAAACCAAATGAATTTATAGATCAGGTTAATAAGTTAGGATCAACTGGCGAAGAATTGTTCGGTACTGCTGGATATAAAAAATTAAAACAATACGCTTCAAAGTTTCAAGATTTAAAAGTTTCAAAAGTAGACGAACAATTATTAGCAACAGCTTTAGCAAATGGATTAGAAGAATCAGGAGATATTGTATCTGCTGTCAATAGAGCTTTAGCAGTATCTAAAACTTATTCTGATGATTTTAGTGGCAAAACATTTAGAAGAATTTTACGAGATCAAGCAACACCTGAAGAAACAGCTAATTTAATAACTGCTCAAGGTACAACTTTAGATGAGATAGGGCAGATAATGAATTACTACAAAGGTAATAACGAAGCCTTATCTGCAATACGTACAAAGTTTTTAGAAGATATGACAGATGATATAGGTGTAACTATATCAGCCAAAGATATGGGTCAGTGGGGTGATAGAATTTTAAAAGCTGATTTGTCAGGCATAGCTAAAACACCAGGCAAGTTAAAATTAATTTTTGGTGATGAAGAAGCTAAAAGTATGGTTGAGTTTGGTAGAGTTCTAAAGTTAATGTCAAAAGATACAGCATCTGGTGATTTAGTTGCTGGTAATATTGTTACTAACTTTCTTTCTAACATACCAAAGATTGCAAGAATATTTGTTATTGGTCAAATCATGTCAAGTAAAAGAGCACATGATGATCTTAACAGAGCTTGGAGACAATCAAGAGGATTGCCTGTTGATGAAAGACCAAAATTCTTAGCTAATGCTTGGAATACTGTTTTAAGAGGATTAAGACAAACAGCCGTTCAACAAACACAATCAGGTGTAGATGAAGCAAAGAGTCAAATAAAAGCTGTAATTAAAAATACACCACAGCTTCAAAATGTAGGTAATCAATTATCAAATCTACAAAAAAATATATCACAGCCTAATCCAGCTTTTGGTTTAGGACAAGTAAACGTAACTCAACCAGCATCAAGTTCTGGTAATATCAACCCTACACTTGTTCCTAATCCAACAACAAGAGCAACATTCGGGAGCATATAATGGACATATCAAAATTAAAAGATCAACTCATCATTGATGAGGGGGTCAAGTATGAGACATACCTCGATCACCTTTCGCTGAAGACCTGCGGCATAGGTCATCTATGTAGAGAGGACGAACCAGAGTTTGATTTAGAACTAGGTGCAAAGGTATCAGAAGACAGAGTTACAGAATTATTTGAACAAGATATACAAACTGTTATCCAAGATTGTAAGAAAGTCTATGATGATTGGGATAACTTACCAGAAGAAGTAAAACAGATTGTAGCAAACATGATGTTTAATCTTGGCAGACCAAGATACAGCAAATTTCGTAAACATATACAAGCTGTCATGGACGGCAATTGGCAAGAAAGTGCAAATCAAATGCGTGACTCGAGGTGGCACAAGCAGGTGCCAAATCGGGCAGAGCGTTTATGTAAACGTATGGAAGAAGTTAAACCTGCTTAGCAGAACCAATACCTAAGTTACTATATCTTTTCTCATATTCTTTCTTGACAAGGTTAGATATTTGTTGACCTATCTTTCTGTCTTCATCTTGTGCTATCTTTTTTATTTTTGCATAAGTATCTACGTTTACACTGACACTTTTCCACTTTTCATTTGATGCCATTTAATGTATCCTTTCTAAGATATGATTAAAAAAAGTATACACTATCCTAGACAGTATGGGAAGTACAATAAGTATAATGCTAAAAAAACTGACTTTATGGGATTTAAATTTGATTCCAAATGGGAGGCAGAGCGTTATGGTCAACTTGCATCTATGCAAATGGCAGGAGTAATAAAAGATTTACAACGTCAAATTAAATATGATATTGTAGTTAACGATCAAAAAATTTGTCGTTATATTGCAGACTTTGTTTACAAATTAGTAAACGAAGACGGATCAGAAGAAGAAATTGTTGAAGATGCTAAAGGTGTTCAAACCACTGATTTCATTATTAAAAAAAAGCTGATGAAAGCAATATACAATATAAATATAAAAATTTCTAAAAAAAAATAAAAAAAGTACTTGCTATTTCCGTATAAATCCCATACCTTTAATGGGTAAGGTTTTTAATCATTTAACAGGAAGGAGGATTTATGACAGCAATAGCTACTATCGCAGAGAGCTTGGCAACGCATAAAGAAACTTTAGTTCGTAAGTACGAACAAGCCAAGAAAGAGTTGGAGGATTTTAACAAATCACTTGAGAGCAGATATTCTGATACTGCTAAAGAGATGCTAAAACAAGAAGGTAAAGATTTTGGCACTGCAACTTTAATCGAAAATAATTACAAAATAAAAATTGAGATGCGTAAGAAGGTGGATTGGGAGAAAGATGGTTTAAGAGATTTCTTAGAAACTTTGCCACCACAAGATGCAGCTCACTATGCTAAAGTTAGCATCACTGTTCCAGAGGCTAAATTTGCTAATGCTGTACCAGAGGTGCAGGAAAAGTTAAAGGAATTTAGAACAGTTAGTCTTCAAGGTATCAAAGTAACTTTTGAGGAGATTGAGTAATGGTATTTAAAATTATAGATGCTGAAACTCGGCTCAAAGAAAAACGAGGACATAAAATAGTTATTGGTGGGTCTAGTGGTGTAGGCAAGACTACTCTTGTTCGCACACTGCCATCAGAAACCACTTTGTTTATGGATTTAGAGGCAGGAGATGCCGCTATACAAGGGTGGCCCATAGACGTTATTCGACCCAGAACATGGGAAGAATGTCGTGATTTTGCATGTTATCTTGGAGGTGCAAATCCTGCATTAAACGAAGATCAAATATATTCAGCTAGTCATTACGAAAGAGTTTGCCAAGAGTATGGCAATCCTACGGAGATGCTATCAAAGTTTGATAACATCTTTATAGATAGTATTACTGTTGCTGGTCGTCTTTGTTTTCAATGGTGTCAAGGTCAACCCGATTGTAAGACATCAAGTGGTCGTTTAGATACTCGTGCTGTCTATGGTATGCAAGGTCGAGAGATGATGTCTTGGCTAACACATCTACAACATATCAGAGATAAGAATGTAATATTCGTAGGTATTCTTGATAGCAAAGTAGATGACTATGGTCGCACCAATTATGACCTTCAGATAGAAGGTTCTAAAACAGGACGAGAATTGCCAGGTATTGTAGATGAAGTTATCACTATGGCTATCATGCCAGGCACTGAAGACACAGGACCTTATCGTGCATTTATTTGTCACACTCTTAATGAGTGGGGGTATCCTGCAAAAGATAGATCAGGCAAACTTGAATTAATTGAAGAGCCTAATCTAGGTAAGTTGCTTAACAAAATGTCAGGCAATCTACCAATAGGAGAAAGAAAATTAGACTTTAGCTTAAAAGAAGAAGGAGGTAAATGATGTCTATAAATTTTAATGATATAGAACCTAGTAGTGGTTCATCTGGAGAGTTTGAACTTATTCCAGAAAATACTATTGCAAGAGTTACTTTGCAACTAGAGGGTGGGAGTTTAGAAATCCCTGAATTTGGTAGAGGTAACTTTTTCAAAGCATCACAAGGTGGTGGTAGGGCTAAGTGGATGCCTGTCGTATTTACCATCAAGGGTGGTGATTATAATGGACGTAAAGTTTGGCATAGAATTTTTGTCGATGGTGATAAAATGAGTGAACGTAATGTTCCTGTCGCCAAAGAGATTGGTTTAAGAACTATGCGTTCTATTATAGAGAGTGCTCGTAACATCAATCCTGATGATACAACACCAAATGCACAACAAGCTAGACAACTCAATAGCATTGAGGATTTAAACAATATGGAGCTATGTGTTAAAATTGGTATTGAAAAAGGAACAAATGGATATGCAGATCGTAATAGATTGATTGCACCATTAACTCCTAATAATGCAGGATATATTAGTGCAACTAATTTTGCACCAGCTAGTACTCCACAACCTCAACAAAATCAGAATGGCAATGTGCCAGATTGGGCGAAATAATGGAAGATAATAATATTGAGCTTAGTCCTGATTTGTCTGCAAAAGAATATGCAAGAAGACAATCGTTGAGAAAAAAACAAAGAACACCTCATTCTGTAAACATTACTTTTAGTGATGAAGAGAATGAAGAGTTCTTAAATAAGAAAACTGCGTTTGAAGATAGTGTAGGATTTTCCGTATCAAAAGTGCAGTTTTTAAAATCTTTGGTGAAAAACGCAAAGTTTTGAGGAGAACGGAGCGTTTTAAAGACCACCAGAGGGGTGGAAAGACATGCTTGTGTATGGTTATACCCCTCAGTTTTAATTTTAATTTAACGAAAGGAGGTAACTCATGGTTGCTAAAAAAACTACAGTTAAAGAAATGGGATTAAGTATTGATCCATTACAACAGACAGAAGTGTCTTTTAAAATTATAGGTACTGCACCTTTAATTTATAATTCAATGTCTTTGAAAGCACAAAAGACTTTGCTTATGGGTGCAGCGAAAAAGACTGCCGCTGAGAAAAAAGAGATCAAACATAATCCTGAAGAGGAGTTTGTAGATAGTTGTTATATCAATGGTACTAATGGTTCTTATCTTAGTTTCCCGTCCACAGGTATTAAGAGAGGCATGGCAACTGCGGCTCTTGAAACTGCTGGTGTAACAAAAGCTAGTATCAATCGTGGTATATACGTTGTGGGTGAACATATTAATGTATGGGGTAAACCCTATATGAATATGTCTGTTGTTCGTTCTTCTGATATAAACAGAACACCTGATATTCGCACCCGTGCTAAATTACCTAATTGGTGTACTGAAGTTACAGTTCGTTATATTAACCCTACATTTAGTCAGCTTGACATTACGGCATTGCTCGTTAATGCAGGCACATTATGTGGTTTGGGTGATTGGCGAATTGAAAAGGGTGGTCCGATGGGAGGATATAGGATCGTCCAAACAAAAGATGATCAAAAGATTTTTGATCGTCTAGTCAAAGAAGAGGGTGCTACTTGTCAAAAACTTGCTTTAGAAAATCCTGAGATTGAGGCACATGATAATATGAGTCACGAACTCTATGAAGCAATTACGCAAGAGAGGCTTAAAAGAGCGGCTGTTATTAAGGAAGTTGCTTAATGGCTAAACCTAAAAGATTTGGCAAAAGAGATCGTCAAGCAATTGTTGATGATTATCTAAATAAAACAGGCAGGAACACTATTGTTCCTGCCGAGTTTCACGAATGGTTATCTACACAGCCTGACCACCCAATGTATAAAGTATTAGAGTGGGATGATGAAAAAGCTGCGATTAAATATAGAATACAGCAAATTCGTCAGTTTTTCTCAGGTTGTAGAATAACCATTAAATATAAAGATGTAACACCTGATACTGTTGATGTAACAGATAGTATTGGTATTAGTGAACCAAAGGTGTTAAAGTTTCCTACTTATATCTCTCCTATAGATGGTAGAGCACAGGGTGGTGGTTATCAAAAGTTTGACTTGGACAACCCTGAAACTGTTGCTGAGTTATGTCGTCAAGCCTGTAGAGAATTAAGATCTTGGACTAAAAGATATAAAGGTATCTGTGCTGTAAAAGAAGTAGATATAGAGAACCTTGAAGAAGTAGCAAATTCTTTAGAAGAACATAGTGTGGAGAGTGAGGCTATATAAGCCTCACTTTTGTTAAGGCTGTTGTGTCGTGTTGAGGAGGGGACAGGTCAGTTAGGATTATGTTGCGTTGGTATATGTTAAGTTACGGCAGTTCAGATGGGTTTCGTTGTGTTTGGGCGAGGTATGTTACGTTTCGGTCTGTTGAGTTTTGGCAGTTCAGTAGGGGTTGTGCGAGGTATGTTAAGTTACGGTCTGTTAATTTTTGGCAGTTCAGTAGGGGTTGGGTTTTCTTGGGTCAGTTAGGATCAGTTGAGGCAGTTGAGTTTTGTTAGTCTGTGGATGGGAGGGGTGCGTTGTGTTGCGATCCGTTTAGGCAGTTATTGTTGGGTGAGGTGAGTTACATTCAGGTCAGTTGCGTTGCGTTGTGGCAGTTGGGGTGAGGTGCGATATTCTATGTAGGGGTGCGATAAGTTCAGGCTGTTTAGGTGCGTTACGTTCAGGAGAGGTGCGTTCAGGCGAGGTTTGTTGCATTGTGTTACGGCAGTTGTGTTTGGGTCATCTATGCTTGGGTGAGGTAAGATCGGTTAAGGCAGTTGAGTTCTGTTATCTTGGGGAGAGGTGCTGTTAGTTATGTTTAGGCTGTAGAGGAGAGGTGCGTTCAGGACAGTTGGTGTGCGT